CGCATGTGTTGGCTTGTGGGCACTCCGCCGACGGCCTTATTCAGCAGCGGACACCGGTAACCGCTGTTGACGGTAATCGGGCCGCCCCATTTCTCTCGGATCGGATCGAGCAGTCCGTGTATCAGGTTAGACAACTTAACCCGAACGCCCGGAGGCGGGGTGTTATCGATGTTTTTTTGCCTCGCAACGTCGGAGGCGGTCAGTTCGGAAACGGTAAAGTATTTCATCGTGTGATCGATTTTAGTAACCACTGGGCGGCTGTCGTTTCTCGCAGCCTCTGACCGTACACTCTTTGAACTTGGCCGCCTGATGCTCCATCTTCAAAGCGTTGTTTTGCTCAGACAACTCACGGATTCGCTGACGGTCGGACTCTTTCTCCGCGTAAAGCTGGTCGATTTTGGCATCTTTGGCCGCCAATTTTTCCTCAGCCTTCTTGTACAGTTCCTGCCATTCGTCGGATATGGAGGACACGTTGTGTATCTCCTCACGCTCGGCCTTTGCCCGAGCCTCCCGGCGGCGGGAATTGTAGAACAGGAAAAATCCGAGGATCGGCAACAAGGCGGTGTTGACGATGGTCAGTATTTCGCTTAAATGTTCCATTTCAGAAAAGGTAAACAGTCAGAAACGTCGACAGAAAAGCTGCCGTTTCGAGCCAAAAAATACGTTGTTTACGCTTCCGCCAAGCCAACCAGCCGCACGCGAGGAAAAATGCGAGTGAAACGTACCAAAAAGGCGTGCAGAAGACGATCCACGCCTGTGCGGCTCCTCCGCAAAGTAAAGCGGCCCATACGTGAGCTTTTTCGACAAAATCATCCCGGAACTTCGCGGCCACACCGACGAACGCCAGTCCCGCACAGGAGAGAAACGGCAGCGGCCCGGGCGACTTTTCGAGCCATGCCGGGAGCAATGTCATAGCAACCGATACGCAGAACAGCGTAAAGGCCGCGTTCCATTTGAGCGGAAGCAGATAAAACGAATCAGACACGGAGGCAGGAAATCCGTACCTCACGATGATAGCAACCATGTACACGAGAAAGATGGCTGCGGAGATGATAATCAAAGCGCTCATAAGTTTATTATTAAATTGATCCAAATTCTATCAACGCTCTGCATTCGACAGTGGTCGGGGACAGTGCCGGTGAATTGAAATGCAAATCGACTTCGCCGGGCAGACTGCCAACTTTGACCGAATAAGTATTGCCTCCCGTCGATACTTCACCTCCTGACAAAGGAATCGAACAAACGACCGATCCGCTCGCGTTCTTAAAAACGGCAAAGCCTTTGATTCCGATCACATATTGCGAGGTCGGTATGCCGTAAGATTGATACGTGGCAAGGATATGATCCGTTGGTCCTTGTATAACCTTTGAAAAAGACACGAACAGCCTATTAACTGTCTGCCCATTGAAATTTTCCGGGTAATACGGATATAGTCCTGCTTCATCCGTTACGGGATCGGCCTGTCCGATACAAGTCCATGAGCTCCACCCGGATTGGTCTCGGTTAATTGTCGATCGGACAAACACGGGGCCTGCGCCTTTAGGCATGCCAATATTTGGGCCGGCAGCCATACAATACTGTACGGCCATCGTTGGCAAACGGTTGACATCGACGAGCGTAAATCCGAAAACCGCCTGATCGGGAAACGGGGAATTGGCCGCTCCGCCCTCGTTGTAGAAATATCGATTGTTCGGAGCGTTATTCAAATCGTCCACTTCTGTGATTGCTCCGCCGGTAGCGCCGCTCACAGCCGAATCGACATACCCTTTTGTAGCAGGGTTGTATTCCCCGGTCGGCACGTAGACCGTTGTATTCTCTTTCGACAAATAATCGGCTGGATTGAAGTTACCCGAGTCCCAAACCCTCAGCCATGTTTTTGTTTTGCTTCCACGATACATCAAGGATTGCACGTTGGCATAGTCCCGCAACTTGAGTTGCAGAATCGTACCCATAAAATCCTTCCCCTGCCAGATGCTTGAATATTCTACACCCGGAAAATGCGCCTGTATATTCCCAGTAAAATCTGAATCCGTAATGTTGTCTATTCCGCCGCTGGGAAAGGTCTCCCTTTTGGTTTGAGCAAAAGACGACGGGGTGAGGTTTCCCGAATCCCAAATCTGGCTCCAACTGGACCACGTTGTACCGTTTCGACCTCTTGTCCACCACTTGTCGCCTGCATAGCAGAACTGTTTGCGGAAATCAGGGTTATTGCCATAAGCGATGGTAAATCCATTGCACCAACTATTGGCAACCGGAGCGTTCGCCGCGTTGTGTGCGCCGACGAAAAAGGCATTGTTCGGGGCATTGTTCAAATCCGAGAGCTGAGCGGCATTGAAATCAAATTTAGAATCAGGATTAAAGTTCTTGGCATCCCAAACCTTATATTCATTAGTCCCGTCATGGCGCATAATATCATTTACAGATATGATAAGAGCGTCATATAAATTAGCACCTAAAACCGTTCTTGGGGATTCTGAATCTCCGAATACAATCCTACCGACAATATTTCTATTTGATTCCTGAATCCTATAAGACTGTGGCAGAATAATATCCCCAGCCATCGTACCACCCGAAAGCGGCAGGTAATTGTCCGGATTAAAATCATTGGATTTCCATACTTTAACCCAATCGCTCCAAGATTCCAGACTTTGCCGGAATCGGACAAAAACGGACGGATTGACATTGCCCGCAGAGTACCCCAATGCCAACTGTATCCAATTACCGGCTCGCCCGGTTCCTTCGACGACAATGATGCTGCCGTAAGAAGTAGGCGTGTTCTGCGTAGTCGCATCGTAGGTGTAAAAACCGTAAGTTGTGGCGTTATTCAAGTCCGAAACAGCGCCCCGGTTTACGATAGGCTGTTCTGCCAGTTTTGCAGCCGTCACGGCTCCGTCGGCGATCTTTGCGGTGGTCACTTTTCCTGCGCCGATAGTCGGGTTAGGATAGGTCCCGGTCAAATCGCCGCCAGCAGCGCCACCCGGAGGCAGGGATGAAGGCTTATCCGGCAGGCTGGCGAAGGTCGTACCGTGCGGATTTCCGCTTTTGATCTGCGAATGATCGTAAGCCGCTTTTCCCCGGTCGCCCCGGTAAGCCGTGGCCGAAGTCTCACCCAACGCAAGGGAGGGACTGATCTCTACATATCCGGAACCGCTCCAGCGATAAGTCAAATTGGTATCTGTGGCTACATAGATTTTCCCTGCTTCCCCCGTTGCCGGGAAAGCGGAACGGGAGGCGTATTCCTGCACGTCATCGACATAGGACGGAAGTTGTGAAACTGGTACATGACCCGTATCGTCCAATTCGGCCACACCGCCGGGTTGTCCTTTCTCAGAAAGTACGCGGTCTCCTTGTGCCTTCGCATAATCGCCCTGCTGTTTGGCAAATTCAGCCGCAGTATTTGCCGAATTTGCAGCCTGATCGGCTCTAACTGCCGCTTCATTCGCTGCCGCTGCGGCTTCGCTGGCTTCTTTGGCAGACTCCACGCTGATACCTGTATCCTCGTAAGCCTTGATTTCGTCATTATAAACGAGCCACGTATTATTCGGGCCGATCTTTGGAGACGCTCCGGTTGTAATGACGTTGTAAGGGACATCGATCAGGTTCGCATCGAGCGACAAAGGCAGCTCCGTATACTTAATTTCGCTTCCCTCAACCACTTTCACGATCTTTAGAACGTGCGTAGCCAACATCCGGTTGCTCACCATCTTCACATTGACGAAAAGCCCGTATTCGCCCGTTACTTTCAGTTCGCGGTCGGGAAGAAGACGAGCATACACCGTATTCGTCTCCCGATCGATCGAACTGTCGAGAGCCTGCATGGTTTCACCAGAAGGAAGCTGGAGCCATACGGATAATTCGCGTGCACGCCGAAGATCGGCATCGGTCCCGGAGGGCCTTTTGAGAACGATTCGGACTCCTAAAGAAGTACCCTGTTTTATTTCGATCATATCAGTCGCCTATTACTTTGTACCGGACTCTATTGGCTGTCATTTTGCCGTCCTGCGTATATTCAGGGAATGCCTCGGGACGGCATTGGATATATCCGAGACAATCTTTCATGTAATGATCTGCAATCGAAAACGCATCATTGTAAGCCTGATTACGCTCCTTGAATTCTACACTATGCGAATAATCGTCTGATTTACTGACAAACCCGTACCGGGTCGATATATTCGTCCCGCTTTTTACGATCCGAGCATATGCGTAATAGGCCAGCGCTTTTTTCAGACCCGGGAAATACCGTTGTTCTCCGCAAGAGTCTGAGTACAGCCCGCCATTCAATAGCTCGTCATATTTATCGGGCGAAGTCGCAATGGCGATATACAAAGCATCGCCGAGCGCCGGCCGAACGTCGTTATGCTCGGCCTCCTCAATGAAGCGTCGGGCAATATCCTCGTCAGCAGAACAGGGGCGGGCGAGCTCGTTTATTTCGTCAGGAGTTATCAAAAGGTCCTTCATGCTTGAGGTGCATTTACAGCTTTCACAATCGGTTCGATTTCAATATCCTGATCGTTCAGGATCGGAGCGGTTGCCATATCCCAATGACCGAGGATCGTTTTGTAGGCGCGGGTCAACATCCGCTGTTCCTTGTGTACGCGCTGTGCATACTCCAGCTTCGCATCATAGATCAGAGTACCGGAGAAACCGATTTTCCCCGAGCGGATGCAATAAAACGCCTCCTGACCAAAAGCCGAATAGATACGCTCGATTACGGACGAGTCCGTGACAGTAAACTCCTTGTCGTAATTCTCGCCTTTGAAAGATACGAACTGCGGAATTTCCTCGTCCGCATCCAATTCGACCTCAAGGATTTTCAGCGAATTGCTATCACCTTGCAATTTGGCGAGTTCATCGGAATATCCGCTATCGTCTTTCCCGTCGTCCGGCGGCATCTGTCCGTTTTTATGAACGAGCATCCCGGCCGTAAGAAAGTTATTGCGAACATTGCGGTGTTTGACATTCGACAGTCCCTCGTCCGTGCTCATTTCAGTAAGAACCGCATCGAATTTCGCAGTAGGGTAGTTTCCTGCCCCGCTCGACGATACCCACAAAATCTGCCCCTTGAAAAATTCGATACCTCCGGCCCGAACGATTTGTGCCTGTACAACACGCGGATTAGGATTGAACACGGGTAGCAGATCCACCGTGTCGCGATTCACCTTGACCGGTTTTCCGTTGCGCGTCATCTTGCCCGACCAGTCGGGATGTACGGCAATATGGCTCACCCGGCCTTCTTCGTCCGATTCTTCGAGCCGGCAATTCTCAAACGGTACATGCGACAATTCGACGATTTCGCCCAGCACGTTATAGTTGACATGCAGGGCGAAACCGTTGAACTTTGCCAAATCGGCCGCGCACAAATGATGAATATCGTCGAAACGGTCGCCGCTACGGTTCACCACGAAATCGGCCAGCGTTTGCGATGCGAAGCCATTCCCTTCGATGAAGTCAGCATATCGATTGCAGCAGGTCGTACCGGTTGACGAAGCAGCCACAATGGCCGCCACGTTTTGCGGATATAGGTTATCAGCGTCGTATGCCTGAATGCCTAATGATGACAGGTACTTGACATCGATCCGCCTACTCGGCTTTTTCGTCTCCTTGATATTCATCCCCCGTTCATAAATCGTTCGACTCGTGCGACGCCTCCGCAGCCTTGATATGCGCATTGATAACCGCGAGAGTTATCGTCTTACCTGCTATCTGCCGCCCTTTGTAATCTTTTTTGATCGCGGTCTTCGATTTCCCGGCCTGAAGGTCGGCGGCGATTTCAGACCGCAAATCCGGATTAATCTCGATCTCCGGATCGGACTTTTTCTCAGGGATCACCTCAAACAGCCCGACAGCTCCCGGCCGCTCCTTGAGAAACGCAGTAGCGACCGCATCGGTCAAGTTGTCGTTCGTGTAGACATCGGACGTACCACCCGGCTGGATTACCACGCCGGCTTTGAGACGGTAGTTGCATATTTTTCTCATTTTCATATTCTTTTTCAGGTAAATTCGCATCTCGATCACCGCATCGGAATACCTATCCTTGCAACGACAGGACCTGAGCGGCCGACGGAACACTTCCAGATAAAGCGATTCGATTTTGCGTTGTTCGGATATGGGGAAAACACCCGGTAAGTGTTTCCCCCATTCCGACACAAGCTCGTATGCCTCCGCGAAAGACATAACAACCTACTCAGTCGCTCCCTTGAGCAGCGTTTCGATCAGCGTTTTGGTCGCCGCATATGTCTCAGCGAACAGGTAGAGGGCCGATTTAGGCGACCCTGCCTCCTGAAGTGTGAATGACCATCCGCCGTTCGTATCGTCGCTGTACTTGTCGAGCGTGGCAGCATTGGCTACGAGCCCCTGATAGAAGCCGTAAATCTCGAATGCGGCAGCACCGGCAGGCGTTCCCTGCATCTTCTTGAACTTGTTCTCCAAAATGACGAGGAACGAGCCATTAGCGAGCGGATCGATGATGCTTTCGGCCACGTCCGGCCCGGAGTCCGGGATATACATCACGATCTGATGCGTGAACGTATTCCGGCTCGTACCGGTCGCCAGCGCCGAATTGGAGCCGGTGAACGGCGTGTTGCCCGGCTGGTAGATTTCAAACGCCTTCTTGCCGCTCAGAAGCGGCAAAGCCGATACGACGTTGGACTTGTCCGCAGCGAACTCGACTGATCCAAAGTCCACATCGTCGCGGTTGATGATGATACCGCGCTTCTCCAGCCCCTTTACCAGCGGATCGTCGCAGTTTTCGGTGATCGCCTGCGCGATCAAATATTCACATTTTCCCATATTCGTCCGTTTTGAGAATTAGAAAGCCACCTGAAGCAGATCGTCCTGACCGATCAGCGTGCCGATAGTATCTTTGGCGAGGATGTAGTTCACCTGATCCTTTTTCTCGAACCAGATATCGAGCTCGGCGATCTCGTTTTCACTCTCCGAACCGACCAGCAGGTTCTCCTTCACCGTGTACAGCGCGCGGTGCGGCTTGTTCCACGCTTTCCCGCCCGTGACGGTCTCCGTCGAGCGAATGATCTCGTCCCAGAACGGAATAGCGAGCAGTTCGACACCTTTGTAGGTCGTTTTGGCGATGCCGTCGAAAATGGCCGTCCATTGCAGTTCGCTACCCTTATTGTTGTTGATGATGTCCCAGTCGAGCGCATCGCGGAGCGACTGCGTGATGTAGATCACCTGACCGGGTGTCTGCCGCAGCACCATCGGCGCTTCCCGAATCAGGCTGTCGATAATGCCCGTAGGCACGCCGGCAGTGTACAGCGCTGATACCTGAGCATCAAACGATGTTTCCGAGTTGGCATCGATTGTCGTCTTACGCGCAGGGGTCTCCGTCGTGAGCGTAAACAGGCGCTTCCAGAAGCCGTCGATCAGCGTGAAATACCCCTTATCGACAGTATCGAGCAACACCCCGCCGTTGGTCACGGTATCGGCAGCCTTGTCGCCAAACCAAGCGAAACGCATCAGCATTTTGCGGATCGCCAGCGACAGGCGCGGCTCCAGAATTTCGTCGATATACTGCGTGCCGGTCAGATCTGCCACCTGCGTCTTGGTACGCATAGCAACCTTCGCCAGCGTGCCCCGCAAGTCCGTGTAACAAATCTGCTCCGATATCTGCCACTCGGCAATGTCCCACGTTTTTTCCGACGCTGCGAGAACGCTCTGGTTGAACGACGGGAGACATCCCGTACTCGCTTTGCCGAGCATTCCGAACTCGCCGATCATGCCGACCTTCTTGCCGTGCTCTTGGTTCGGAAGGAAATTGAACAATGCCCCGAGCTGGTCCACGTCCATGACGGAGAGGAAGATCAACTCCCGAAGGTCCCGCACCGCACCGTTATCGGGGGTCAGTTTTGCGAAATCAAGTCCTGTGCTTGCCATAACTTTCTCTGTTTTTTAATGTGTTTTTTCTGGTTTATTTTTTGGCTCTCAATTCAGCGAGCCGGCGGGCCACTTTGGATTCACCCTCCGTCTCCGTCTTTCCGCTCTGCGGGAAACCTCTCCCTGCCGGTTTGTACTCCGATTGTACCTTTTTCAGCCAGTCGATTCCTCCGGCTACCTTGACGAGGTTAAGGATACGTTTTTCGTCGCTCGTCTTGGCAACGCTCTTGGCTCCCTCCAGTTCCTGTTCGAGTTCGGCAATCCGTTCTTTGAGTTCGGCGTTCTCTGCCTCCAACTCGGCGATCCGGGCATCCTTTTCGTCCTCGCCTTCGGCCACCGGCTCCGGTCCCTCGCCGCCTTGTCCTTCGGCCGCCCGAATTTCGGTAATGATTCCGTCCTCGATGATGATCGTCGTTCCGTCGGGCATCTTGTGTTCTCCATCCGGCGACGCGTTGTCGCCGACGGCAGGAGCCTCGCCCTCCGGCTTGTCGATTGTGATCGTCTCGCCGCTCTCGGTATCGAGTTCGTATGCGACGATTTGGGCGGGAGTTACGTTGAACCCCATGAGAGCCGCCAACCTTTTCATGGCGGCCTGCATCGTTTTTTCGTTTTTCATACTCGTTTTATTTTGGTTGTTATTTGGCCATGCGGCCGCACCTTTCCCGGCATAAGCCGAGGCCGGCGGGATTATTTCGGAAATGAAACCGAGCCGCTGCGCTTCGGCGGTATCGATCCATTTATCATCCTTCATCAGCGCGGCCAGCTCCTCGCGATTTGCCCCGGTTCGCTCGACGTAGAAATCAAGTATCTTCTCCGTGTTTGCACGGAGATCGGCGGCAATCTTTTCGAGGTCCTCCGCACGATAGGCATCGGCCAGCGTGTACTCGGGGATATAAGGATCATGTATCAGAATCTGGGCGTGCGGATAAGCCCGCCTATTTTCTTTGGGTGCGGCGCAGAGAAGCACCGTAGCCATCGAGGCGCATTGGCCTTCAATCGTCGCATGAATCTCCTTGCCGGTTGCTCGTAGTTTATCGACCATTGCCCAGCCTTCGATCACATCGCCGCCTGCGCAATGCAACCTCATGTCGATTAGGTTATCGTTCTCGGGAATGGACGATATGAACTCGTCGATGTCTTGGAAAGATACGCCTTCAACACCCGAGAAAAAAAGGGTCATCGCCTTATTCTCCTCGTTCACGATAGGGCTGTAAATTTTCAAATATGCCATAAAATCTACTTTTGGCATAACATAGAACAAAACCTCGTTTTTTCCCCTCAAAATGGTATAATTCGACTGTCAGTCTGTGACAGTAATATGTCCATGCACGATTTTGCGAAAAATTTTAAAGAAAAATTTGGATAATGATAGTAAAAATACTATCTTTGTGTTGTGATAATTAAACAACCGATAAGATGAAGTATTCAGAAATTGAGAGGAGATTAAGGAAAGCAGGCTGCTACTTCCTAAGTCACGGAAAAAATCACGATTGGTGGTACAGCCCGATTACAAAACGTCGATTTCAGATTCCTCGACACAAAAGCGAAGAAGCGAAAGGCAAGACATTAAAAAGTATCAGTGAGCAGTCCGGGGTCGAGTTCTGACCCCGGCAACTGCCGACAACATTTAAAACTATAACTATGAAAGCACAGGTAATCATCGAGCGGGGGGCCGACGGCACTTTCGATGCAAATATGGAGTATATTAAAGATATTCCCTTCGGCTTGCTGGGACAAGGTAAAACCGTAGCGGAAACAATAGCCGATTTCTATAACTCATACGAAGAAATGCGGGCTATGTATCAGGCCGAAGGTAAAACGTGTCCGGCATTGGATTTTGAGTTCAAATACGATATTCCGTCGTTTCTTCAATACTACGCCTATGCCTTTACGTTAGCCGGATTGGAGCGAATTACAGGTGTCAATCAAAAACAACTCGGACATTATATCAGCGGATTCCGAAAGCCCAGCGAAAGAACGGCACGGAAAATCGAGGAAAAAATCAAAACGTTCGCAAAAGAAATAGAATCCGTTCGGTTTGTTTAATTATCACAAATTATCTTCCAAACGGATGCCCCCTCGTTTCGAGGGGGTTTTTTATTGCACCAAAACCCGCTGGAATTTCCGGATGATCCGCCACACGGTCGCCTCGCTCACCTCGTACTGATCGCAGAGATGGGCCACGACGTAAGTAGTTTTCAGTCCGTCAGCCCTGAGCCTCACGAAATCCTCGTACAGTTCCAAATGTTTCACATCCTCGACGGCTATCCCCGTCCGGGCCAACCGTATCAACAGATCGCGGTTGTCTTTCAAAGATTCATATACTATCATGCGTCGCCCAGTTTTTCAAGTACAGCGACCCGATTTGCCGTTGTCGTGATCTCCTCGACGGACACGACCGGCCGGGGTAGGGCGGCCACTCCTTTTGCGACAGCTCTCGCCAGCATTTCCTCGCCCTCGATCACGCTGCTCGACTGCTGTACGGAGATCGGCACTCCGCCCCCGATCTGATTGAAAGCGGAAAGGACGGGTGCGAACATTTCTGTCGCCCGTGAAGTCATAACCGACTCTCCGTTCGACAAACGCGCAGGAATACTATCAGACGTTCCGGAACCGGGACCGGTAACCAAACCACCTTCAGCGAATTTGGCAGACTTGACAACACTCGTCGCCTGAGCCATCATAGCGAGTATTCTCGCTACCCCCGCCGCGGTAGTAAGTATGCCTAACAATCCTTTGCTCGACTCAGCGGCCACCATTTCGGATATAGCTTTACCAGTGTTAATCGCAATTTCAGCAAGAGCCAACACTTTAGATAATGCGGCCATTGCTTTATTGTCTTCGCCTAATTGAGAGAATACGTCTGATAAAGAACCGGCAATAGTAGCGGCAGCCTCATACTTAGCCTGCTCAATCTCGATTTCTTTCGCAGCAATAGCCTCCTTCGCATCCGTATAATTCCGCTCAGCCTCCAACTGTCGGGCTTTAAATTCCGCGTCCGATTCGCCCTCCATTTGATGCAAAGCCTCCAGCTCAGACCGCCGGTACTCGACTTCTAACTGCAATGTGTCTTCATGGTGCAAGGCAGCTTCGTTGATCTTATTCTGCCATTCGAGCGCCAATTCTTCGGCCGCCTTATTGCGAAGATTCTCAGCCGTCTTCGCCCGCTCATCCTCGATCAACTTATTGTACTTAGCCTCAACCTCGACCCGGGCAATACCCAACTCTTCCGCCGCACGTATCTCCTCGGCCTTCTGCAACTCCAACTGCTGAATTCTGAGCGCTAATTCTTCATCGCTGCCCTCCTTAAGCGCGGATAGGCGTAGCTCGATCAGCTTCGCTTGCTTGTCAGCCTCTTTCTGAATTTCGTCCTTGTTGGCTTGCTGGCGAATCTGCGCGAGGTCGATTTCCTTTTTGTCCTCAAGTGCGTTGATTTGGGAGTTAATCGCCTTCCTTGCGGCAACAGTCAAGTCCTTTTCCGTTTCAAGCCGTTTCTTCAGGTCCTCGATCTGTCGATTATAAGTCGCCTCGGTCTGAGTCAACTGCCGTTCCGTTTCCGAGGTTATCAGTGCGAAGATCGCATCTTGTGCGGCCCGGACGGCTTCGAGTTCTTTCTGTTGCTGCTCTTTCCGAATTTCAACGGCCTTTTTTGCTCCTTCTGTTCTTTGCTTTACATCATTGATTGTTGCTTCCCGATTTATTGCATTCAACTGATCTAAAGCATCTTCCTGCATCCGCTGAGCCTCCTTCAATTGCTCTTTGGTGGCATTCCCCTTGCCGTAAGCATCAATCACCTTGCTCAAATTGATATCAGCCAAGGCAACAGCCGTTTTAGCTGCCTCTTTTCTGATATTTATAAATTCTGCTTGTGATTTTCCCGATGCTTCAGCAATAGCAACATCAAAATCGGAATCAGATTTTAATTGCTCCAAAACACTGTTGGTTTTTTCTATTTCTTGCCCTAATTCTTTTTGCCTTTCCTTTGCCTCTTTACTTCTGAATGCAAAGACAGTAAGAGCCCCGGCAGCCGCAAGAACAACTGTGACGAACAACCCAATCGGATTTGCCGATACAACCGCATTCAACGCTTTTTGAACGACTATCGCTGCTTTGCTGACGATGATATTTTTCGACTGTGCGGCAGTCTTGAGTCCAACCATAAACGCCTGATCCTTGTCGAGCATATTGGTTACCGCCGTCAGGCCATTCGTCAGTGCAATAGCAGCCTGTAACTTGGTCTGCACGGCCTCAAAATCTTCGCTTTCGACACCAACGGCAGCCATAGCTCCCTGCCATGCGCTGAACCCGCCGGCAATACCTGTAAGGCCGGACATCAAAGCATCGAGTTTCGCGGTCGGAGGCTCAAGATTGTTGATTTGGTCGTTCACGGCCCGCTGGGCACCGATCAGTTCTACGGACTCCTCCAACAAAGCCTGATATTGTTCAGTATTCCCTTTGCCCTGCACCTCAAGCTGCATCATTTCCTCGCGCAATTCGCGCAGCCTCTGTTTCACACTTACGCTCTTGCCTTGCAGGGAACCGAGAGTTTGGGTAAACTGGTCGCATTCGGCTTTCGCCTGATCGTATGCGGAAGCCAACTGTTTGTACTCGTCCGACTGCCCGCGTCCGGTCTTTTCAAGTTGGTCCATCCGAACTTTGAGCGAGACCATGATACTATCGAGTCCGGACAACGCTTTTTGATAATCTCCGACACTCATTTTCTGCTTGGTCTGAGCATCAGTGTTCAGCTTGATAAGCGCCGTATTGGCCTCAATAACCGTATTCAATTCGTCGATTTCGTTCTTCTGAGTATTGAAATCGAGCGAGCGGACAACCTCGCGCAGTTTCCGGTTTTCAGCGTTCAATTCGGCAATGGAGTCTCGGCTACGCCGGTTCGCATTAACCGTCTCTTTGATTGTCGCCATTGTAATTTTGCTGGCCGAATCCTGTTGCTTCTGTAGCTTGATTTCCTCCTGAATCGCCTTACTCAGGTCCCGAACAGCACTTTTATACTCAGTCTGCGCTGCCTTGACGGCGATTATTTTCTTTCGATATTCATCCTTATTGTCAGAATTCTGTTTTTCTTGCTCACGCAATTTTTTTTCCTCCTCTCGGCTTTCTTCAAGCATAGTATTATAACGATTGATCTCGTTGACCGCTTTGGTAACGTCAACCCGTAAAACGAGGATTTTCTCTTTCGTGTCTGAATTCGCCATATCTATGATATTTACTGATTTGCCGATTCCGATAACTGCAATAGTTGCACCTCGCAAATATGCGCGGAGCTCGTCTGTATCGTGACAATACCGTAATACCGACCGTATTGCCGCAAATAGACGGGGACGGTGTAATCAAGCGTTTGAAGATCATATTCGGTCAAGGTAAAACGTTCTTTAATAACGACGGGCTGATTTATTAAAGCCTGATAATTGACATAATAATCTGCTATCAATTCACTGAATTTCAACCCATCGAACGAAAGCGCGCATTTACCCGACACGTTCGTCAGATTCATGATGCGGGGCTCGACCTTCACTTCTTCGAGCTCTCGCCCTTCACCACTCGTCGAGTCTTTCCATTCATAGTGCGCGATGATGTTTCCGGACGAGGCTGCAAACGGAAGTGTAATAAGGTCTTCCTCCGGATCAAGGCTCTCGTCGTCCACGGCAAGAACTCCGTCCGCATCAATCTTTACCGTATCATCCTCCTTGTATTTCAAATTATTCCTTTGTGCGAAATCCCCAAACGTGAAAGCTGTTGACTTCGGCTCGTGATCTCCAGCATCAATCAATTTGTTCGACCAATCAATCGCACTGCCTATGTTCGACAATAGCACATCTGGCGATACCAAACGGATCGTGTTCGGCGTGCCCGAAGGCATGGCAAAAAGCCCGAACATCGCGCATAATGCCTTGATGAAATCGATCTGCTTAATATTCGGAAGATTTGGAACGATTGGATATGCCGTCGGGTAATGCAGGTCTACGTCGTAAGGACTCACGTATACCGCCGCATCGGTCAGTCGCCAGTCACTGGTCGAGATCAGCCAGAAGGACGTGCCTTTTTTCAGGGTAACCACTTGATCGAATAATATAGTATACCCTTGATCGGGATGACCGGAAATAGGTTCAGCATCCCATTTGTAATCGGGAACCGCAGCGCCGACGACTTCGTCCCACGTCGATCCTTCGTACAACCTGACCGACGGATTGTCCCAATGCGTATCTATTGCCGATTTTTTCAGCATCTGTCCTGACACGTAAATCCGGACTCGACTGCTGCCCCCTGTGTCGAAATAGGGATCGGTCCAAATCTGCGAGCTTTGTGTGTATGTTGTCGGGAGAATCGCATACCATGTATCTCCGGAAACCCCGGTAGCCCTTCCCGAATAGCTGTCAGAAGATTTGTAGCCTTGCGCATTCCAACTTGTGATGTTACCGTTGGTTTCAAACAATGGAATCGCCAGTTTTTCAATCGCTTCTTTTTGCGGCGACGGAATATCGAGCGTAAACCCGTTAGCTTGTTCGATCTGCTCCAGAATCCAAGCGACCCGAACTGACGGATGAATATTGCCGAACTTCTTGGCTTCCGAAAGCATGGGGACTCCTGTATTATAATCGGCGAAGAAAGCGCCAGCCGCAGGCGGATAAGAATCCGGCACCGTATTCTCGTCCCACGCGAGCGTCGTACCTTCATCCGGCAAATCGGATAATTTAGGAGCATCGGATACCCATGTCTTCAAAGCCTGCAATACGCCCCACGTCAGAGCGATCTCGTAACTTTCGGAACTCTCCATTACGATAGCTGTCGCGCTGTCGATTACAATCATTCCATTGCGCAGATACCGCGCGGCATGAGTCCGATAGCGGAAACGGCTGTCGTAGGCCGGAGCCGTCGGATTATCCAATACGCAACGATTACGAGTCGTTTTAGGCAACTGAATCGTATAGCTGTTCGACGCCGTGATTTTGCTGATGTCATGTAGAATATTCGACTTGAAGTTCAGCGTGATCGGTTTGTCCGGATACAGGTCTACGATCTGATCATCTATGTATAGTTCTTCTTTCATGCCTCACAAGATTTGCGCGTTTTTCTCGGGCAGGGTAATCGATACATTGAAATCTTGCAGCAGGTCGTTGCTTCGCGTCCGCGATCCCGTAGCCACATTCACTCTCCGCCACATCGGCACCCCTTCATCGTCGTAACCGGTGAACAGATCGACCACCGGCGACTGTGCCAAATCAGACAGATAGTCGTATGTCGGATCGTCGATCAATGGAGCTACTATCGTGAGCGTTTCGGCCTGTCGTAGAATCTGGCGTGTCGATGTCCCGATATTCACCCCGTCAACGTATTGAGCGGGGTTGCTCATTTCATTACGTGAAAATGACTCGTCTTTACTTATGGCGTATTCGTGAGCTGTCCGTTGGAATAGGTAGTATTCGTACTGCCCTTGCCGGTCGATCCACCGCAGATACACGCCCGAACAATCGCGGCTTATTCGCAAATCGTATGACGTTACGCCGACCCGTTCCACGTCATTGCGAATCTGCAAGGCATTCGGAATGGCAACGTACAGACGGCGGTTTGCCAAGAAGGTATCGAAAACGCGGGCCGGATTGACTATGTAATGATGATAATCGTCCTCGTCGGTCGTCGTCAACCCGAAGGCGAGCGAACTGACCGGCCCGTCGTCACACTTGACATCGAAAAAGTTGCTTGGTTTGGAAATCACATTGAACGTGAAAGGGTAGTTTACGAACCATGTACGGATATACGGGCCCCCGCACCGCTCGCCGGCATCGAGAGCGCCCCACACGCAATCCATATCGAACTCGAACGTCGTTACGCTTACCGTGACTTTTACATGAATTTTTCGGACGATAGGACTGTCTGAAAATCGAACAGAATAATCGACAACCGAATGCCTGATGCCTTCGAGAATCATCTGCAAATAACGCTGGATATCGAACACGACTCCGCCAGCAGGTGATGCCTTGCGGTTCTCTGTGTAACTCTGACCCGTCGAGTCGCAGGTAATCTCGACAGAGGCCGATTTGATTCGGCCCGAAACGCTGATAATCGCCGGCGTGAAGGCGAAATGTACCGAGTTAGGGTAGGTGATCGAAAAACCTAAGCCCGCATCCCATATTCTCATGCTCTATTCTATTTTTTGGTTATCGATTCGTCTATCGCCACGTCAAAGATACCGGCGAGACGACTGGCAATCCGATCAATCGTCGCAGGAATTTCGTTTGAATAAATATCTGTCCGGCCACCGGTGCGATATAGCTTCGAGCCTTTCGTCATAATGTTGTACGCAATACCTCCGGCCGGCGCGGAGATACCCTTTCTCGCAGCCCATTCGGCCATCAGATCGATGAAAAACTTCGGCGGCCGAATGTACTGCCTTTTCCAAGGACGCGATCCCTTTTCAAGCGTGGAAAAGAACGAGCGCCCCCACAAAATACCAGTGATTCCGGCCGACCCTTCCGTCACTTCAGGTGTCAGGCTATTGGCCGTTGCTCCACTTGCGCGCTGACCGGCTGCGTCCATGTTGGCAATAATACGTTGACGTAGCGCTTCGAGTTCCTCTGCAACTACCTCTGCTCCCTGATATCTAAGCGTTTCCATTACTCCGTCAAATTACGCGCGCAAACACCCATAATTTCTCGCAATACCAATTCGACCGTCACGAGCGCGAGGTTCCGATCCAATTTGTCGAACATACAGGTATAGATCATCGGGCCACTAACCGGCTCGAATAGCCCGCTACCGTTCACACGCACGACAAATTGCATCGCCAATTGCTTCATACGTTCGACGACTTGCTGCACTTCGTCGGCCGGAGCATCAAGCCGAATTTCATCACCGAACGCGAGCACGCAGTTCGGAGCATCGACAATCTGGCCATTGTTGTTCCAGTAAATCGTACCGCGCTGCGGCAGTACGTTGATGCAAATAGGGTAGGATAACACTCGCGTCCGCTTTTTTCGATCAAGCTCGACATTCGCGCCGTGCCACGACTCGAACAAATACGCAATGCCCATTGCCTCGATGATTTCCCTGATCTTTTCTTCGACGCTCTTTTTCATAGCTTGTTCTTTTGCTGGTAAATATCTCGTAACCGGCGTTCGTATTCAGCTCGACGTGCATCGATCCGAGCACATTCGTACAGGCGAAGCCAAGGCAAAGCCATGACCTGATCGTGATCGGCTATGTGCATGCGCTGGGCGAACCAATCGACCATCCCGAACGGACCGAAACGCAGCCTTTCGATACCGGCGGCGATCTCTTCTTTTGTCGGATTTACAATCGTGCTTTGGAAAAGCTTGTTGATGCGCTCTATTTCGGTCCCGACCCAAAGAGCAAAACCTATTGCATCGCGCGCCGATGTCCTCATGATTTTCGCAGCAGGAAGCCCGAGGATGATTTCAGGCGGAATGAGTAACAAGGCATGTACGTTTCGTATGGTTTGTAAACGACAGAGCTGCTCGAACATCAGGCTGTCGAGATTGTTCGGCACTTGACGGCCGCATAGACGGGACGGCTTCGGGAAATTCTCGGCCGTCATCTCCACCTCGTCTGTCAACGCCTGCTGTATGTGCAGAAATTCCCGTAATGTAATCTTTCTCATCGTGGCAAACTACCTACAGATACTCTCGTTTTGCGGACCGGCCCTCTATGGAACTCGCGCTCAACAATGCCGGTCAGGGCATCGGCCGCATCGTCGAACCGATTCGCCCGGAACAGTCGCTTGTAGGCCGTCACCATAACATAGAATGAAGGCCAGATTTTTCCCCATTCTGAAGGAAATTTTATGCGATTTATTACGGATGCCGAATTAGTCAATATCCTTGACTCCTTATTTCCCGATTGATGAAACCATTCGACACGGACTGCCGGGGCCAGTCTACCCACTGCACGGGCGAATCCTCGGCCGCCGTTGTTGCTCTCGATATAAGCTATCCTTGTATCGTTCCGCAAAAGCATTTGCGCGGTTATCGGCTCGGTCACTTCCATAGGCTCCTGCGTAAAAAGCACGTCAGTCACATAGGCAAAGCCATCACGGCTCACGACATAGCAGATCGAGCACAGGTAGTCGTCACCCAAATCGGCCGTATCGGTGTAATTCGCTTTCTTGATAATCTCGTTAGCCGAAGGAAGTTCGTCGTATGTCTGAAATTCGGATCCATATAGCAGCCCTTCTTTAGTTGCCGGGCGGCCTTGATACAGACTGTCGAAACCCACCGAATCGAGCGCACGGCGGCGAACTAACGATTGTAGACTATGCCGCTCGGGCCATAATGGCTGCCCGAGTTCGCGCGGATCGAGGTCTGTGCGTGGCCCCTCTTTGATCGCCTCGAAATCGACCTTCAGCCACGCATCGGGATCACAGCCCGATAGCTGCCTGAGCGATGTCAGGTTAACCACCTTTTCCGAGGCTTCGATCCGGCCGACCAGGTCGTCCTCATGCCATCGCGTGAAGACGATCAGTTCTTGCGAGTCGTTGTGCAGACGAGTTTCCGCAACAGACGTATACCATTCCCAAACCGCGTCACGAATGAGCGGAGAATTGGCCTCTGCCGCATTTTTGTACAGGTCGTCCAAAATAAGCACATCGACAGTCTGTCCGGTCAGACCACCACTTCGCCCCACAGCCGTAAGCTTCCCTTCGCAGCCTATTATCTCAAACTCGCCTGCGGTTCTCGCCCATCTGCTCGAATCATCGGCTACCGGACTACCGGCGAGTTGCGTATCGGGGAAAAGCGTATAGTATTTTTCGGAATCGATAATCCGCTGAATCTCTCGATTGAATTTTCGGGCGAATCGGTCCGAATACGAGGCAATCGCTATTTTCAAGTCCGGATCCAGTCCGAACAGATAGGCCGGGAGCAACCGGGTCGATCCCTCCGATTTACCATGCTGGGGAGGAATGGAAACTATCAACTTCTTGATGCGCTTGTGAGCAAAGGCATTCAGAATTTTGTAGTACACCAAATGAAAAGGGGTAAAGAAATCTTTACCCTTCATCATCGCCGTAAACAACGGGAAACTTTGCCGGGCGCCCTGTTGCGCCGCAGCTATGTACTTTGCATCACTCATCACTCAGAAGCTCGGCAATCTCGTCCTTACCCATCCCGGCAATGAGCTTCGCCCCAGCCAGCAGGTCTTTGCCGTCTTTCCCTGTGACTTCCTGCGATTGACGGTTTTTCCATTGTTTCGGATCACGGTTCGTCAACGTGAAAATCACGGCTGCAGTGTCCGGAGCAATATGTTTCGTTATGACGATCTTCTCTTTTATTTTTGGCTTTTGCCGCTTCTTACCGGTGGCAGGATCTCTCTCTTCCTCTCCGGAATCGACGTACACGGTACGGGTTTCCTGAGCCTCGTATCCGCACACTTTCTTCATCAGAGAGCGTTTAGCCTCAGTGCGGAGCGTATCCAAAAAATCGTCCTCTGCCTTTTTAATGGCCTCGGAAAACTCGGACTTCTCCTTCTTCCAAGTATGGTAGGTATCTTCGGAAATTCCTACCTGACGGCAAATCTCCGGGATCGTGTAGCTGTCCGCGCGGATCAACTCACAGATGCGTTTCACTATTTTATCGCCGTACTTCGCCATGGGTGGGTTTACTCTTTCATGCAGTCTTTCGGGTCGGCATGCTCAAACATCGTGTCTGCGATATCAAGCACATTCTCCAATTCGGTTACGACTGCCTTGGTTTCTATAAATTTTCGCTTCTCAATAGGGGTTGGCACACCTTCGCTGTTGATGATGTTCTCCAACGTAACGAGTTGTTCCCGTTTCCGGGCGAGGCGCTTTTCTATTACTTCCTTGTAGATCATACAGAGTGTCGTTTTCATAGCATCCGAGAAAATTGGTTAGGATGCTAAAATTATCATTTTTCCAATAATTGTGAAATCATGCCCCGATCCCTCGTAGCCGCTTCTATCGCTTCTTTCAAACTGAGTTTTCGCAGAGCACTGCTACTACATGAATCCTGACAAATGGCTGTGAAGCATGCCGCACTTCCGGGCTGTGACATGGTCGGCGTCGGAACAAATGATTCCCGGTCATGCAAATAGTGATTCAGATTGTACGTGTTCGGAGTGAATCCATCCAATCCGTCAATACCGCAGCAACAAAGGGAATCGCCCATTTTACGCAATCGGTTTTCAGCGGCATAAAACCTGAGTCCGTTACTGTGGCAAGTGTCCCGGATTACTTCAAAATGCTGTTTGAGAACTGATACCGGGTAGCAAAAATCCCCGCCGATCTTTTCCAGTCCCGGGCGCTTGCGTTTATACTTCATTCCCTCTACCGTGAGACCGTGTACGCCTATCTGACGATAAGTTGGAATCTGTTTGAGAATATCCCCGAACACTTCCACCATGTAAGGCTGAACCCGAACAATAAGACGTTTCACGCGCGGGGCAACCTTTTCAATGATCCGAAGGCGGTCGGCGAACGTCGGCGCACCTTTTTCCAACTTGTCTAACTGAGGGCTTACGAGCGACACTTGCACAACGCAATTACAACGCCCCAGCAAATCAAGGTATTCATCTTTTCCGAGCAAAGCTCCTTTCGTGCTTATCACGAACGGGTAGCCGGTTTCGGCGAATAACTTGAGTGCCGCGTAAGAGCGGCGGTGTATCTTCTCGGCGGGTTGCAAAGGGTCGGAAACGCCGCCCCAATGAATCGGAATATCCCAATCACACCAGCTAACTTTGCCGGAGCGCTGTCCGCCGATGAAACGTTGAAGGCTTTGTAAGCTCTCCCCGGTTTCTACCTTGGCAATGTCGTACTTCATCTGCACGAAACAATACTGGCACATGTGGGTACATCCTTGGTACGTGTCGAACCGAATAGGTAGGTCGCAGATTGTTATTTGGCTTCCACACTTTGGCATACGAGATTGAGGATTAAATCTACAATTCCTGTTTTACCGTTGGTTTTAATATACCCTTCTACTTGCTCCTGTCTCTCTTTTGGAAAGGAAAACGAGACGGTAAATACATCTGAATTTTCTTTTATTGTTCCTGCAAAAGCATTTGTTTCGAGGTCATCAATGGCGTTGTCACTAAAAAGACCGGTATCGAGTTCCCATACGGCGAGATCGTCCGTATTGAAATCGTCCAGCAACAAATTGACATCAAAAAATGAGGTGTCCGAGGTTTGATTGTCGGCGAAAGCCAACACCTTGCGACGCTCATCGTCGGTAGCAAGATCGGTACGTTTTACCGCAATCAATTCCGAACCGTCTGATTCAATTACCCTGACTTTCAGACCGAGCGCTTGCGCCTGTTCATATACTCCGTTACCGGCAATGATTACGTCATCCTTGTCAATCAAAATTGACCGGCCGGCCCCGCATTCGGCCAAACTCTTGTTGATTAGAGCTTTGTTTTTCTCTCCGTGAATCCGATAGTTTCTTCCGTCTGTTTTTATCTCGGCCATGATGTTCTTTTGTGGTAACATAGAATTACTCCCCGATTTTTTCCCTGATTTTTGAAGAAAGTGCAAAAAAAATTTTGTCGAACTTGTTATACAAACATTTCTGGCTTTCCGGCCCGGGCCATTCAGAATACGGTCGTCCCTCGAAGAACTTCCACTCAAAGATGATGCGGTCGCGCTTGGGTAGTTCAAGTTCATCCAATGTGTCAATGACAATTTGATAACATTCGTCAAGATTGAGATCGTCAATATCGACTCTCGGTTCCGGATGCTCCTCTGACCAGTCAACCGAATACGTGCAATGTTGGCCTCGTTTGTACCGAAAGGATGAACGAGGGGATATGATGTTACGCTTAATAATTGAAAGGACAAAGAAGTCGAGCTCGGTGTACCCGTCGCGGGCACACTGCATCAGCATTTCTAAACGCAGCGGAGATCGCGAAAGAAGGCTGCAGAGAACATCGTTAAGCACTTCGGCCGGTTCGATTGACAGTCCGGATGCAAGGCAATGATAGGCCGCGTAATCAAGCCACCGGTCATATCTTTTCGATATATAGTCATTCAACGTCACTGCTACCCAAATAATTCTTGACCTCTTCGATAAACTGCTCGATGTGCCGTACTACCACACACTTGTTTCCGTTCATTTCGGCCCATTGCAGCCATTCTTTCTGTGCCGGCGACAATCTGCCCGTCTCAGTCTTTAATTCAATGCAGAGAGCCCCGAAATGACCTC